GTGATTGCTGGAGAATCTTACGATGCGCGTTTTGGTTATCACTCTTGTCGCCGCTGCTTCTCTTGCCCTTGGCGGCTGCGGAAGCAGAACTGGCCAGCGGGTAGGCGGCGCGGCCGCTGGCGCCGGCGCCGGCGCTCTCGTGGCCGGACCTGTGGGCGCTGTCGTGGGCGGCGCTGCGGGCGCTGTTTCCGGCCCGTCCGTGGCCCGTGCGTTTCGCTAGGATGTGTTGACAAGGGAGATCCCCCAAATCGCTTCACAACGGGCTCAAGGTTTCCTCCTGGAAAGGGAGCTGTGTTGGCTCGGGGCGACCTGACGGGATGGCCTGGCTGGGCGACCTGCGGGATGAGCCGGGCTGATTGGGCCGCTGTTGCCCGCTGGCATGTTCGGGCCGCTTCGCTTCGTTCACCGGGCGCTGTCCCGGGGGCGAATCCATTGGTGCTGCAACGCCAGACCGTCAAAATGCAGCGCCGGGGGGTATGGAGCGCGCGCCTTCCCGGCGTTGTCGCCCGTTCTGCCCGGCGTAATTATCTCCTGGCATATGTTCCTCCTGCCGAGAACGCCGGCTCCCTGCGTTGCAGCGTCATCCGGCCGCCGTCGTTAGCCTTCCGCCCAAATGACGCCGTGCTTATCAACACCCTGAGGTCAACAACGGGCGGCGGCGCACACAGCGATTGCGGAAGGGCCAAGCCTCGGATAATGTCCGCTCCGTTAGCGCCCGTAGCTCAGCTGGATAGAGCGTTGCCCTCCGAAGGCAAAGGTCACACGTTCGAATCGTGTCGGGCGCGCCAACCTTTCCAATGGCTTAGGTTGTATCTGCAACGGGGCTTCTTGCCCCGTGTCCGCACAATGTCCGCGTAACGGTCCTTTTGAGCAGTTTTCCCAAAAGGAAACCGCCGCTCAGGCTGGACCCCTGAACGGCGGCAAAAGCGGGCAGCAAGGCAAAGCCACCGGGAAAAATCTCTATCATTTTCAGTCGCCTGCGGCAACGCCCCTCGCAATTCGGGGAGGCGTTCAATGAGCGCCTTCAGAGCGAGTTCGCCGGGCGCCGATCTGCGCGACTATCTCCACCGCATGCCGCCGGCCCGCAACCCGGAGCTTGCCGCCGCCTATGAGTGCGGGCAGGCCGAGACGAAGGCGGCGCGCAGTCGCGGCCCGCTGTCCGTTGGAGAGCATCTTGCCCGGCAGGTCCGCCGGTTTAAGCCACGCCGCCGGCCTGTCTCACCGGATCGCCTTGCGTCACGGAAGCGCCGTATTGCAGCGGTGCTGTGCGGCTCGGTGCCGGCCGTGGTCGGCTCTAGCTACACGCCAGCCCAGATCGCTGCCCTTGCGGTCATTGCTGGGGAGGTAAAGCGGCACGGGGTCTGTGACCTTGCGGTTGACGCCATCGCCGCGCTTGCGGGTTGTGGTCGCACGTCTGTTCAGGATGCAGTGCGTGAGGCCGTGAAGCTGGGCCACCTGTCCGTTACCCCGCGTCCTCGTCCTGGCCAGAAGAACCTGACGAACCTCATTCAGGTGATCGATAAGGGCTGGCTTGCATGGATCAGGCGCGGCCCCAAGCGCGCCGCCCTGACAGGGTTCAAAGCGCCGAACCCCACGAATACCCCAGAGATTACTGGATCAGAGAAAGCGCGCTTCAGCAGCGCTGCCGAGGCTCTGCGATGGGTGAATGAGCACAGGCATGCGCCACCTGATCCGGGTTGGCGGCCTCTATCAGCGACAAGAGAGCGATGAGCATGGCGAAGTGGCCATACAACACCAGCAAATGGCAGCGGCTCAGGGCGGCGAAGCTGGCCCATGCCCCGCTCTGCTACGCCTGCGACCTGCGCGGCCAGATTGTGCCGGCGGTGGCGGTCGACCATGTGCGACCGATCAATGATGGCGGCGAGGCGTTCCCGCATCTCGACGGGCTGATGGCGCTGTGTGAGCGCTGCCATAACGAGAAGACCAGCGGGATTGACCGTCGTGACCGCGCGATCACGGGCCGAAGGTTCAAAGGCTTCGACGCGCACGGGAATCCGATCGACCCGGGCGACGACTGGCATGGGGGTGGGGGTCTTCGAAGGACGGGAAAGGCCAAACGCCCGGACCGTCTCCGGAGGTCAGGTTATACTTAGTTTCACATGATTTTTCAGTCTCTTAACCAGAATCAGCGGGTGACGACATGGCGTTGCGAGGCCCCGGAGCCAAGGCCCTTTCGAAGCGCGGCAAGGTGGCGACACGCGAAGTTTTGCCGTGGGATATGCCCGGCCTGACCCGGCCGGAACGCGTCATCGCCTTCTGCGAGGATCTGCCAATCACTGCCGGCAAACTCGCCGGCACGAACATGCAGTTGCGCGAGTGGCAGCGCGCCTTCATCCGCGCCGTCTATGCGGAAGACGCGGACGGTCGCCGGCCGGTGCGCACGGCGGTGCTGTCGATGGGCCGGAAGAACGGCAAGACCCAGCTGGCGGCGGCGCTGGCCCTGTGCCACCTGCTGGGGCCGGAAGCGGAGCCGCGCGGCGAGGTCTATTCCTGCGCGCTGACGCGCGATCAGGCCGCCAAGCTGTTCGAGGAAATGACGGCGATTCTGAGAGGCCATGCCGAACTGGATGATCGCTGCAACGTGGTGAAATTCACCAAGCAGATCGAAGTTCTGTCCGGCGACGGCGGGGGCTCGATCTACGCGGCCTTGTCGGCGGACGCCGGCAGCAAGCTGGGCCTGTCGCCTTCCTTCGTCGTCTATGACGAACTGGGCAGCGCGCCCAACCGCCACCTGTACGACGCCATGGATACGGCGACCGGCGCCCGCGACAATCCGCTGATGATGGTGATTTCAACGCAGGCTGCAGCCGATCACGCCGTCATGTCGGAACTGATCGACTATGGCCAGCGCGTGCTCGATGGCGACGTGGATGACCCGTCATTCCATCTGGCGCTGTACGCTGCGCCGGAGGATGCGGACCCGTGGGCTCCGGAGACGTGGGCGCTGGCAAACCCGGCCATTGGTGACTTCCGCTCGCTGGAGGACGTGCAGCGGCAGGCGGCGCAGGCGCGGCTGGTTCCATCGAAAGAAGCGGCGTTCCGCAATCTGATCCTGAACCAGCGCGTGTCCGCCGTCTCCCGCTTCATTCACAAGGCCGAATGGGACGCCAATAATGCGCCAGTGTGCCTTGAAAGCCTGCGGGGCCGCGAGTGCTATGGCGGGCTCGATCTCGGCTGGACGCGGGACATGACCGCGCTGGTTTTTGTGTTCCCGGACGCCGGCGGCATGTTCGATGTGCTGCCCATGTTCTTCATGCCGGGCGACAACATCGCGGAGCGCTCAAACGAGGACCGGGTTCCGTATGATCTCTGGGCCAAGCAGGGATTTATCCAGCTTACCCCTGGCGTCACGCTCAACCCGGCGTATGTCGCGGACGCCATTGGCATCGCCATGACGCGGTACGATCTGAAGTCCCTGGCATTCGACCGCTGGAAGATTGATGACCTTCGTCGGGACGCCGGCCTTATGGGCCTGTCCATGCCGCTGACGCCGTTCGGGCAGGGCTTCAAGGATTTCTCGCCGGCCGTCGATGTGCTGGAGCGTTGCGTTGCTGAGAAGCTGCTTCGCCACGGCGGCAATCCGGTGCTGAAGATGTGCGCGGCGAATGCCGTGGTGACGCGCGATCCGGCCGGAGGCCGAAAGCTGGACAAATCGAAGGCGGCCGGGCGCATTGACGGGCTGGTGGCCTTGGCGATGGCTCTGGCCGTGTCCAAGCGGCATGAGCCGGAGCCGCAGCTTGCTTGTCTGATGGAGGATTACTGGGATTGACGCCCCCAAATTTGATGAAGCCCGGAGCGCGCCTGAGAATGCGAAAAATGGATAGGTGACATCGTGTCACCTATTGGATTTTGCGCTTCAATAAAATCAATGACTTACAAGGGGGTGCATGTCGTAAATGTCACCTATCAACGCATCAGGGAGTTGCAGGTTTAATAATGCCTCGTCCCAGAGGCAATGCGTTCGATTTCTGGCTGTCCCCATCAGTCTGCAAGATTTGTGGTCGTTTCCGTTCCGCCTCCTTGCTGGCAGCCAGAGCTATTACCGCCTTAACTCGTTCTTCTCTCATATGTCTCGCCACATACCATTCTGAGAATAGCATTTCGATCAATCCAATAAGCATCTGCGCTTCATTTGGTTCGACATCAACAATGAGATTGATGTCTTTTTCCATATGTGCGCCAATATTACCAATCTGACGAATTGCATCTATTGCGCCGACTAAATCTGGCGTAACGCCAGCTGGCGCGGATTGCGTATCCGTCATTTGGCGCAGCTGATTGATTGCTTCTGCCAAGTTATTCTTCTGGATGCCGCAGAAGTCACGGATCATCCCTTGGATACAGCGTCGTGCGAGAGTCGCGGAAGCTTTTGGGCTCAAGTTTTTTATGGCGCACGCTTCTTGGTAATCAGAAATAAGAGGTGCTGGAATGTAGGATGGTTGCGGTTTTGTTGTAGATGATGGTAATAAATTCCATGTAAATAGCAGGTCATTTTCCGTATGCCCGCGTGCACCTATAGTTGACTTAAGGAATTTTACGTTAAGAGTTACCTGGCCACAAGCTTCCGATGCGCACCGAATTGCGTGTGCTTTCAAAGCTCTGCCCTCGAATGCATCAAATCCTAGGCCGAGGCCAATGCTTCCCCGCGCGGAATTCGAGGTGGTAACTACTTGTGCTTTTCCACAAAATGGACATTCCCAATCATATAACGCCATGCTCTCCCCCCGATGCTTTTCGTAGGCGCACGCCAGCGCCGCCCCCGTTCTCAGGAATAAATTCTACACCGGCGCTTTCTAGTGTTGTCGTCAACATAAAGAGCGTTTCGGACGAGACGGACATGCGCTCAGCTCGATCGATTGTAGGGCGCGATAGGCCACTCGCTGCGGCTAGCTGCGATTGCGACCAGCCAATAAGCGCGCGCGCGGCTCTGATCTGAGCGCCAACAATGCAAGACACTTTTTTCCTCTTGAGGCATTTTGCATCAATCGATAAGATGCAAAATGTAACACGGGCCGAAGGGGAGCGCCAACTCCCACATCGGCCCTAACCAAAACCGATCCTCAGGAGATCGATCATGGCTGTTTCCAGCAATAGCACCGCTTTGCCTTCTGGCAAGGCGAGAACCCGCCGCGCCGCCCTGGCCATCTTCGGCGGAACCGCGCTTGGCGTTGCCGCCACCGGCGCACTGGCCGCGCAGCAACTCGCCTCACGACCAGAGCGGCACCCTGACGCTGAGCTTCTGCGGCTTGGCGGAGCCTTCGAGCGCCAAATGTCCGTCGTGAAGGCGGCGGGTGCCCACGCCGACTACATGGAACGCGCGTTCTTCGCCCCGTTGCTTGCCGATCGACTGGCCGGCGTGTCGCCGGACGCGGATCTGGACGTCAGATATGAATGCGCCCGCGAGTCCGGATGGGACCCGGCGCTTGAGGTTTTTTGGGACGAGGAATTGGCCGCATGCGATCTGGCCGACGCCATTCATGTTGCGCCAGTGCACACGGCCGAGGGCTTGGCCGTCAAATGGCAGGCGCTGCATTACATGATGGACGACGTGTTTCGTCTGCTTCTGGATGACAAAGATGGAACGCCGAGCCTCGAGCGCAAACGGTTCGAGGAATTCGGGCAGCAGCTTCTGGGCCTTAGCGGGCACGCTACCCGACCTAATGCGCAAGCCTATTGTGAATCACAATAAGGTCGGTTATCCTATGGTCAATATCTATAGGAGTGCTCCATATGCGATATATGCTCACTACGGTCGCGGCCACACGTGTCGCGGGTCTCGATCGCCAGCGGCTGAACGAATACATCTCCATGGGGGACTATCCGTGCGCCCCTGCCACCACGCCCGGCAAGGCTCGCCTGTTCGATCCTGACGATGTGTTGGGCCTCATCGTCTTCAAGCGGCTGATGGAAGAGGGCTATTCGCCATCCGCCGCCGGCAAGATCGCCTGCAAGGTCGCCGAAGGTTCCCGACAGTATCCGGATGCAAGCCGCGTGTACGTGCGTCGGGGAGTCCTCGGCTCGATCCGAGTTTATTCGGATGACGTGCAAGACCCGATGGCTCTGCATGCTGATGGCCTGACGACGGAAAAGGTTACGATGTTCAACCTCGAACACTACCGCCAGTTCGTCGCGGAGGGGACACAAGAGCAGATGGCGATCGTTGGTCCGCAAGACCCTGAATGAGCCTGTCTCCCCCGGTTTCCTCTCTATTCTGTACGGTAGGCTAAGATGATCCGCATCAACGAACTGAAAGAACAGCGCGCCGGCAAGATTGCCGAAATGGAAGCGCTTCACGCCAAGGCCAACCTTGAGGGCAACGAAGAACTGCGCTTCACCGCTCTGGAAAAGGAAGTCCGGACGCTGAACGACAGCATCCACCGCGCCGAAACCATGTCCGAGTTCGAGCGCCTCGAAGCGCGTGGCGAGCCGGTCGGTGGCCCGGACATGGCGCGCGAGCTGCGCAATTACTCGCTCGCCAAGGCCGCCCGTGAAAGCATGCAGGGCAAGCTGACCGGCGTTGAAGCCGAAATGAGCGCCGAACTTTCCCGTGGCCGCGAGGTTCGCGGCGTCATGGTGCCGACTGCGGTGATTCTGGGCGGCGTCGAAACTCGCGCCCTGACCACGACGACGCCGGCCGGCGCGGCTGGCGGCAACCTCATTCGCACCGATCTGGCCGCCATGACGGATCGTCGGCGGCCGGCGCTGAAGGTCGAAAGCATGGGCGCGACGGTGTTGCGCGGTCTCACCGGCAATCTGGATCTCCCGCGGCTGGTCGAAAGCGGCTCCGCCAGCTGGATTGCCGAGCACACGGACTCGACGCGTTCTGACGCCAAGTTCGGCAAGAAATCCATGGAGCCGAAGACCGTTTCCGGCGAATACGAATTGAGCCGACGCATGATGCTGCAATCCAACGAAGCGATTGAGAGCATTCTGCGCGCCGATCTGGCGTTCATCCTTGCCCAGGGCCTCGACAGCGCGGCAATCAGGGGCGGTGCAGCCAACCAGCCGACCGGCATTCTGGCCGATGCGGGAGTACAGCAGCTCGCTGGCGCTGTGATCGGATCCGATCTGACGGCGGACATGATTGCCGCCCTCGAAATGGATGACGTGACCGGCACGCACGCCTTCCTGACCAACCCGACGGTGATCGCCCGTGCGCGGAAGCTGAAGGATACAACCGGCCTCCCGATCCCGGTTGCGACCACGTTCCATGGCGAGGTCGTTGAAACCTCGACACAGGTTGCGGCCTCGACGCCTGCAGGAACTGGCGAGAACCCGACCCCGGCCAAATATCCGCTGATCTATGGCGAGTGGGCCTCGCTTTACATCGGCTATTGGTCGGGCGTCGACATTCTGGTGAACCCCTATCACGCTGGCGTTGCCAGCAAGGGCGGAGCCCTGCTGCACGCCTTCCTCGATACGGATGTTGTCGTGCGCCATCCCGAAGCTTTCCGCTGGGCAGAGGTGAACTAATGATCACGCTCGCCGCCGCGAAAGAACATCTCGCTATTGATCATGACGAACATGATGCTCGGATCACGGCGCTTATCGAGACGGCGAGCGATCATCTTTGCAGTATTGGCGTGAATATCGACCGAGATCCTCTGCCCGCTGCCATTCGACATGCTGCCCTGCTTTTGGTGGGGCACTTTTACATGAACGCTGAAGCGGTGGTTACGCGCCAATCGTTCGCCTTGCCTCTCGGCGTCGATAGGCTGATCGCCCCATATCGCGAGGTGTCTCTGTGAGCATTGAACGCAGATCAGTCTCTCTCGAAATTCATGCCAAGGGCCGGAAGCTTGAAGGCTACGCCGCCACCTTTGGCGTTGCCGCCAACATTGGCGGCGAGTTCACTGAAACTATCGCGCCCGGCGCGTTCGCGGCGTCGCTTGTTGGTGGACGCGATATTCTGGCGCTGGTTGACCACGATCCGGCGCGCGTGCTGGCCCGGACCCGCTCCGGCACCCTTCGCCTGTCTGAAGATTCGACCGGCCTCGCTTTCTCTCTCGATGTTCCCGACACATCATCCGGGCGCGACGTCCTGGCGCTGGCTGAGCGGGCCGACCTGGGTGGCATGTCATTCGGCTTCACCGCGCTGGACGAACAGCGCGACGGCGCGCGCCGCGAGCTGCGCAGCGTTGCCCTGCATGAAATTTCTGTTGTGCTGGCATGGCCGGCGTATGGCGGCACGGTCGTTCAGGCGCGCTCAGGGCGGCCTGTCTCGCCATTCCATATCCGCGCTGCCCGCACCCTGCGCCTGCTGGAGTTGGCCCGATGAACCTGTTTCAACGCATCTTCCGCCGTGAACAGCGCTCAGCCGCCCATATTGGCTCCAGCGATCCGGCGTTTGCCGAGTTTATGGGCCATGGCCGGCTCAGCGGTCATGTCGATCCGGCCCGCGCCAGCGGCCTGGCCACCGCCGGGGCGTGCATTTCGATTATCAGCCAGTCGCTGGCGGCTGTTCCGCTCAACGTCTACCGGCGCACGGAAAACGGGGGGCGTGAGCGCGCGAGCGAGCATCCGCTGTATGGCGTACTCCATGATGCGCCCAACGGCGTGATGACCGCGTTTGAAGCTCGCGAGGCCCTGCTTGCCAGCTTGCTCATCGCCGGAAACGCCTATGCTGAAATCGAGTGGAATGCGCGCGGGCAGGTGACAGCGCTGCGCCCGCTCGATGCGGGAAGCGTTGCCGTCGAACGTCTTGAAAGCGGCCGGCTGCGCTATCGTGTCAGCGACCGCCGGGGCGGTGTGCGGATTCTCGTTCAGGAGGAAATGCTGCATCTGCGCTACCGGCTGGCCCGCGATGGCGTGATGGGCCTGTCTCCGATCCAGCTTGCCCGCGAAACCATCAGCCTTGCGCTGACACAACAGGACACTGCGGCCGGTCTGGCTCAGAAGGGCAATCGCCCATCTGGCGCGCTGGTCTTTCCTGAAAGGATGGGATCAGAAGCGCATCGGTCGACTTTGCAGACTCTGCGCCAGAAAATCGAAAGCAACACGTCCACGTCCAGCGTTCTTATCCTCGACGGCGGGGCTGAATGGAAGTCATTCTCCATGACGGCGAAGGATGCGGAGTTTCTGGAAAGCCGGAAGCTGACCAACCTGGATATTTGCCGCATCTGGGGCGTGCCGCCGACCGTGGCCGGCATTCTCGATCACGGCACCTATTCCAACGTTGAGGCAGAGAGCAGGGCGCTTGTTGTCCGCTGTCTGGCTCCGATGGCCCGGCGGATTGAGCAGGCCATGAACGTTGCGTTGTTGCCGGCCGGAAGCCGCAAGACGCTGTTTGTAGAGCATGACCTTGCTGGCCTGCTGCGCGGCGACATGAAGACCCGGTATGAAAGTTACCGGATCGGCCGCGATGGCGGCTGGCTCAGCCCGAATGAAATCCGCCGCTGGGAAAACCTGCCAGAGATCGATGGCGGCGACGAATTCCTGTCGCCGCTCAATATGGCTCCGCTTGGAGAGCGGAAAGAGAACGTGCGTGAAGGATAGTTCCGATGGGCGCAATCCCCATTCCCGCTTTTATGAAGCAAACCGGCCACACGCGCGGGCAAGTCAACAGAATGCTGGATACCGGACTTGAGCACGTCAAGATCGGCACAAGAATTCTCATTCTTGATGGTGCCCATGATCGCTGGCTTAAAGAAAATACGGTCAGAAGATGCCCCCAAGAAACCGTGGATACCGCATACATTGGGTTGAGAAACGCAGTTGCTGGTACATTGTCTGGACAGAGCGCGGACGCAGTCGCCAGCGAAGCACGCGCACTGCGGATCGCCAAGAGGCTGAAATAGCGCTTGCCGATTTCATCCGTAACAGGCAACCGCGCTCTGGTCCGGCCTCGCCTGACATGGTGCTGATCACTGACCTTCTCGCGGATTACTGCTTGGCGAGGGAAAGCAAGGTGGCTGCGCCAGGGCGAATTGCTGCTGCACTCATTCCGCTGATTGGCTACTGGAAAGGTCTGTACGCCGGGCGCGTGACCAGACAATCGTGCGAAGAATATGTGAAGTGGCGCAGCCGCTCCAACGGCACCGCGCGGCGTGAGTTAGGCGTCCTGCGCGCCGCAATCAATCATGCCCATATGGAAGGTCTTCTTTCCCGGTCTGTTCCTGTCCACCTTCCCGAGCGACCCGAGCCACGGCAGCGCTGGCTTACCAAGCGCGAGGCTGGCCGCCTTCTGAGGGAGGCGGGCCGATCTGCACACGCAAAGCATTATCTCCCGCTCTTTATCCGCATCGGCCTCCATACCGGTCAGCGGAAAGAGGCGATTCTGTCGCTGCGCTGGGATCAGGTCGATTTCAACGGCAAGTGGATTGACTGGAATCCTGTCGGGCGCCGGCGGACAAAAAAGCAACGCCCACGCTCACGAATCCCTTCGAAACTGATGCGGACACTTCGGATCGAGCGCGAGCGTTCGTGCTGCGATTACGTCATTCATAACGGCGGTGAGCGCATTCTGGACGTCAAGGGCAGCTTCGGCACCGCCTGCAAGCGCGCGGGTCTCACGGATGTGTCCCCGCATGTCCTGCGGCATACGCGGGCGACCTGGGGCATGCAAGGCGGTGCGAACCCTCATGGATTGGCCGGCTTTCTTGGGATGAGCCGGGAGACGCTTGAGAGCACTTACGGCCATCACCACCCCGACTATCAACGTCATGCTGCGGAGGCTTACTGACATGTCCGCATTTCGTCCGCGTATCAGCGCAAAAAGTGTCCGAAAGAGCGGCTTATGTATTGAGCTAATGATAGCCGGAATAAGGGTTTTGAGGACAAGTAATCATCCTCCTAAGGCAAAGGTCACACGTTCGAATCGTGTCGGGCGCGCCAACAAATTCAATCAGTTAACTCAGTTGAAGGCACCGCTCGTGCGGTTCAATTGAACGGGTTGCGGCCCGAATCTCAACTTTCACGTACAGGCGGACAACGCTCCATTTCGGCATTTAGAAGTTCAGCGCCCCTGCTGCCTTCCTGAGATAATCCGGCGAAAACCGCGCATAGTCCCGGAAGGTGATGGATGGGTCCGTGTGGCCCAGGCATTGTGTGACTTCCGGCATGCTAACCCCAGATTCAGCCATCCATACCGCCGCCGTGTGGCGCAAGTCGTGCGGGCTGACGTCATTGAGGCCGGCCCGCAATGCTGACGCCGTGAAGCCCTTTTTATAACCTTCAGTAGCGCGCCGTTTGTTTCAATCACGTAGTCAGTCGCCCCTTGTATGCGTCAGCAAGCGCCTCTCGCGCCCTGTCCGTCATTGGGACGATAGGGCGTCGGTTTCGGTCGCGGTCGGCTCCAGCTACACGCCAGCCCAGATCGCCGCGCTTGCGGGCTGTGGTCGCACGTCTGTGCAGGATGTGGTGCGTGAGGCCGTGAAGCTGGGGCACCTGTCTGTTACCCCGCGTCCCCGTCCTGGCCAGAAGAACCTGACGAACCTCATTCAGGTGATCGACAGGGGCTGGCTTGCATGGATCAGGCGCAGCCCCAGGCGCTCCGCCCTGACAGGGTTCAAAGCGCCGGACCCCACGAATACCCCAGAGACTACGGGAGCAGCGACACCGCGTTTCAGCAGCGGTGCTGAGGCTCTGCGATGGGTGAATGAGCGCAGGCATGCGCCACCTGATCCGGGTTGGCGGCCGCTATCAGCGACAAGGGAGCGATGAGCATGGCGAAGTGGCCATACAACACCTGCAAATGGCAGCGGCTCAGGGCGGCGAAGCTGGCCCATGTCCCGCTCTGCTAAGCCTGCGACCTGCGCGACCAGATTGTGCAGGCGATGGCGGTCGCGCACGCCTGAAATGCGTCCGCATCATAAAAACGAACGCATAATCACGACACAACAGGCCGGATTTGCATTAGACGCGCCGTCATGCGCCAAAACTTCAGGAATCGGGTCAAAAAAAGTATTGATGATATGATCACCTTCCCGGCCAGGCCCATGTAACGACGTGTTTTATGCGTTGACGGTTCGTTTGTGCGGTTTCGATACTACATTCCATCAATGCATGCAAAATGTCATTTTTTATGCAAACTAATGCCACTTTCCACGAAAATATATACAGATGCGGATCGCATGCAATCCGAGTGTATTGATTAACGTCAGTTGTCATTCGTGTCTATTGTCGATATTGCGCGCAAATTAATAACAAATATTACCAATTCGCATATGTGCAAATATTAATTGTATATGGAGCTTCCCATGTCCGCTTCCGGCTTGTCTTTTTCAGTCCAAACCAAATTCATGCAGGGCTACCGAAACAAGAGCGCCTTCACGAGCGGGCAGCATTTGTCGCTTATGAAAAACAGCAATGAGGAAACCGAGGCCTTTACAATCGGCAACAATGGCGCCGTTATCAATGTTTTTCCAAGCGCAGAAAGCGCAACGGGCTACGCATCTGTTGACACGGGGCTGACAGGAAATGTGATTGCGACCGGTCAGGACTCCGATGGAAACTATATTGTCTTCGCATCATCTGGAAACACTTTAAGTTTCGTTTACAAGAACAAGGAGGATAAGGTTGGCTCCTGGCATGATCGGGAGGCGGCGGATCTGTCAGCCTTGAAGCTTCAGCCTGGCGACATAATTACCGGGATTGCGGCAAAGCGGATCGACGGACAATTGTATGTAGCTCTCCGGGTGACGATAAAAGGTGCGGCGCCCGATAAGCCTTATTTTTATGCTTATGCCGGCGACTGGAAAACGACCTCCACAGGTTTTACGGGCGCCAGTTTCGGAAACAATGCGCCAGGCTTTCAGTGGATTGGGACCACCCGTGCAACAGCCGCGCTGATAGTCGTCTCGCCAGATCTAAGTCACATGGGTGACTCTGAATTTTACGAGCACACTATGGCGACCGGGGATGAAGGAGTAGCGGCATGGCCAAAAAGCAATGTCCAGCCATTTGTGCTTGGAGATGTGACCGCTGCCGCACGGTCCAGCGACCAGTTCGCTTATTTCTTCACGGTTTTGCAATCCGGCCTTGCTGCGTCCTATGATGGCGCCTATGACGCGCTCTGGGAGCCGATCTTCCCAAACACCGGCAAACTGCATCAAATCCGGGCGAAATATGACATAACGGGAAGACTGCATGTTTTTGCAAGCAGTCAGGAGAATGGTCCCCTCTGGCACACCTGGCGCGACGTCGGCAGCTCGGCGGACTGGAGTGATCCCGTTCAGATTGCCGGGAACGTGGCCTGGTTCAATATCAAGACGGACGACGAAGGTGATGTCGAGCTTTTTACCCTGGCAGACAACTCCAGTCAGCTCACACATCTGGTCTGGTCAGAGGCAGATGATCAGTGGAATAGCGAACCGGCAAATCCCACCCCCATCGAACAGATTGAAGAGTTTGAGGGTTACAATACGGATGTCACGATTACCGATAGCGACGGAAATCCGCTCGGTAACGAAAAGGTCGAGGTTAGATGCACGGTTGATACGGAGCTGGTCATCAATGAGAATGTCTATCAGATCGGGCCGGATTCGCCGGTGACAACAACCACGAACGTCATCGGCGGTCTGGTCCTGGTGCAGCCCACGCAGACGCTCGGTGTGGCCGCCATCTCTATTAGCCTGCCAAAGCGGGAGAGCCCTCCAACTGTTCTGCGCCAGTATGTCGGCATCCAGAACAAACTGGCCAGGCTGACCGCTGATGATCTCAAGGCCGCCAAGGACGCAAGTGGTAACAGTATTCTCTCCTCCCAATATCAATCAAAAGCAGGAGATATAGCTTCAGCCGCAAATTCAGCCATGGGCCTGGCAGCGTTCTCCCGACCGCTTTCATCGCATGGGCTGGGGGCGCCGGGTGTAGGACAGTGTGAGCGCGCCGATTTCCCCGGAATCGAAACGCTCCAGCCGCCCGGGGAATACAGGCCATGGCAGTTTGATGTGTCCAGCGGCGAAGCCGCGTATCGCCAGCTCAGCGCTGACGCGCTTGAATCCATTCATAAATCACTGGGTGGGCTGCCCAGTTGGCTTGGGACACTTGGCGACTTTATTCAAAGCGTGGCCAATGGAATTTATCGTGCGACTGGTTTTATCGTAGAAAAAGTCGCACAAGGCATTAAAGCCTCCATTACCTTCGTTGTGGATGGCGTTGAAAAGATACTGACGGCAATCATCAAATCGGTTCAGGATGCCTTCGATCTGGTGGAGGCTGTGTTTGCGTCTGTAACGGTCAAATTCCGAAAACTGTTCGAATGGCTGGCTTTTCTGTTTGATTGGGATAACATCCTGCGCACCAAGGACGTCCTGTCTTATCTGTTCGAACAGCAAATGGAATTTCTTGTTGGCGCCGTTGACGGTATACGTGCTGACCTTAAGAAACAAATGTCGGTATTGTCGCAAAAGAGTGATGCTGCCTTTGATCGTGCGATCAAGGAGTATGGCGGCCAGGGTATCGGATCCTTTGTAAAGACCAACGAGGAGCCGTTGCCAGCGCCCGCTGCGCAGGGCATGTCCAACAATATCCTGATGCAGCATATTATCTGCAAACCCTTACCTGCGGCGTTGGATCCGGTCGCCACATTTGACAGCAGCGTCAAGGCGCTTGCGCAGCAGCTGGCAACAGATGCGCAAACAACCTCCGCGTCGCTTGAAAAATCTACGGCGTATCAGCAGCTGCAAAAGACTATTGAAGCAAACGGCCACAGCACCGCGCAGTTTCTTGGTATCGAGCTTGCTGACCTGCTTAGGCTGTTGAAAGATTTATCCAGCGCTCTTATCTCCGGATCCAGATCACTTATTGATCAGATGCTTAACCTCCTAAAGCATACGCTTGTCGTGATCAATAAAGATATCCTTTCAGTACCGCTGAACATTCCTTTTCTGTCAGCGTTCTATCGCCAGATCACCGGCGGGGCGAATAATCCCAGCATCATTGATCTGGTTGCTCTGGTCGGCGCCATTCCATGCACGGCGATCTGGACGGCGGCTGCAAAGACGGCGCCATTTCCGGATCAGAAAAGTGTGGACCAGCTTAAGAAGGTCGTTACAGCACAACAACTACTTGCGGCCTCTGGTCTTGATAAGGGATCGCGAATCCGGCTTGCTAAACAGCTCGCCGCAGGACTTTCACCCGAACATCTTAGATGGTGCCGGTTTGTATCGGCAATTTTTAGCGCCGTTGCAGGCTTTATCGGGGCTATTACCGGGCTTGCGGCAGAAATAAAGTTTATATCAGTGCAGGGTGTTTACATATTACTGCGATTTTTTTCATCGATACTTGGATGTCCATGGTTTGATCCAATCCACACAAGCGCCATCGGTTTCGATAACAAACTAGCGTATCTAAATCTATACTGGATCGTTCAGCTGCTCTCGCCAATAGCA